CTGCTATCACCGCTGCTGAAATCCTTGATTTGATGTACGCCGTTGACCCCTCTTACCGCAACTCTGCAAACGCTGGCTTCATGATGAAGGACAGCACCCTTGCTGCTGTGCGCAAGTTGGGCTTGGGCTCTGCTAACGACTTCCCCATCTTCGTTCCTGCTATGAACCCAGGCGAGAAGGATATGTTGTACGGCAAGCCCATCCACATCAACAACGACATGGACGCCATCGCTACTGCGAAGAAGACCATCTTGTTCGGTGATTGGAGCAAGTTCGTTGTGCGTGTTGCTGGTGGCCTTCAGTTCTTGCGCCTTGACGAGCGCTATGCTGATGCCCTCGTTGTGGGATATATCGCCTACAAGCGTGTTGACTCCAACATCCTGCAAGCCAACGCTATCAAGTACTTGGTACAAGCCTAATTGATTTAGGAATTATGAAGGTCATCTTCAAAGAGACCATCGTCGGAGACGGCTTCGCCCACTACGCAGGTAGTGAGGCGGAGTTGTCCTCTGATGAGGCAGCACAATGGATCGCAGCAGGATTCGCCGAGCCTATCGCCGCACCTGCTAACGCGACAAAGAAAACATCAAGCTCTAAAGTCAAGAAAGAAACCCGATGAGCATTTCAGTCATCACAGCCGCCACGAGCGAGCCACTAACTACCGCAGAGGTCAAGAGCTTCTTGCGTGTTGATTCCTCAGACGAGGACACCTTGATTGGTGTACTCATCTCAGCGGCTCGTGCTATGGCTGAAGCCTACACGCGGCGCATCTTGATGACTACGACCATCGAGGAGTTCTTTGATGGATTCCCAGACTACCGAAACCCAAAAGACAAGGACATCATCTACTTGAGCCGAGGCCCTATTCAGAGCATCACTAGCGTCAAGTATGTTGACTCAGTTGGCGATGAACAGACGGTAGCCTCTGAGAACTATCGGACTGACCTTGTGAGTGAACCCGCTCGAGTTTTGAGCGAGAATGGTTGGAGCGCTACAAAGGACACGGTGAACGCCGTGGTCGTGCGCTATGTGTGTGGCTATTCATCCTCTTCGGATGTACCCGCACCCATCCGCCAAGCAATGCTTTTGATGATTGGCGAGATGTACGAGAAGCGGCAGGACAGCATCAAGCAGTTGCCCACCGCTGCTGAATACTTGATGAACCCCTACCGAGTCTGGACATTCGCATGAGCCTATTCCCTATCAAAGACCTTGGCGAGTTGGATCGCCGCATCACTATCCTTGAAGCCTACACGCAGACCGACTCATTCGGTCAGAGTGTTCGCACGATGGGACAGGATGCCTTTGTCAATGAATTTGGGGAAAGAGTCACAGATGATGGAGGAGCGATTGAAGGCACCGCATGCGTTGTGGATGCCATCGACTCGCTTCCTGGAGTCATCACTCAAGTGTGGGCAAAGGTCGAGTACATGAGCGGAAAAGAAGGTGAAGAGAGCAATCGCCTTGAGGCTGTCAAGCGTGTTGAGTTTGGCATCCGATACAACAGCGCCATCAATGAGAAGATGCAAATCTCTTGGGATGGTGATATTTTTGAGATTGAGGCTGTGCTCCCTATTGAGCGCAAGCGCTTCATGCACCTTGTGACTAGACTCGTTGACTGATGGGAACTAGTGCAGAACGCCTAATTGCTCAAGGCCGCCGCCGTTCTCATGCAGGACGCGCAGGGGGCTCTCCTATTCACATCGAAATTGAAGGACTCGAAGAGACCCTCAAGAAGATGAAAAAGATGGAGGATGTAGTTCGCCGCAAGGTCATGCGTGAGGCAGGCAAGAAAGCCGCCAAACCAATGATTGATGCGTTCAAGCAAAACATCGATGACCTCATGGAGGATGAGTTCGTGGTATACCGAGACGGAGCAATCTATGCCCGCATTCAGCCTGGACAACTTCGCAAGTCTATCGATGTGATGTTCTTTTGGTCAAGAGCTCGAGACATGTGGGTCACTCACATTGGCCCAAAGGTCAAGGGAAGATTCTCAGACCCAAACAAGGGCGGATGGTACGCTCACTTCATCAACTACGGCTACCTAAACAACGGACGCTACAGAGGCCACAACATTGGCTTCGCTGACCGCGCCAAGCAAACGGCATACCCGTACACGGTACAAACATTCAAGAAGGAGTTCTTCAAGTTTGCCGCTATTCAGATTCAGAAACTTAGCAGCGTCAAGTGATGGTTGGAAAAGTAATCAAGAGCAAGTTCGACAGCGATGCAACGCTCAACGGCATCTTCAGCGGCAGGGTCTATCCTTACCTTGCGGCTCAAGGAGCCTCTGCACCCTATGCGGTGTATGATACATTCCGTGTCGATCCAAGCTCCACGAAAGACGCGGACAGCCACCTCGATGAGGTCTCTGTGAGGCTGACCGTGGTGGCTACAACCTACAGCGTCTGCCAAGATGCTGTTGAAGGCGTTCGCTCAGCCTTCCCAAGAATGAGTGGCACCGTGGCTGGTGTAAATGTCCAGAGCTGTGCGTTCAATGACCTCAGAGATGTCTACTCAGATACTGATGAGTTCTACGGCGTGCAGGTGGATTTAACCTTCAGAATCGTAAGAGAATGAAAATTGTAAAGTTGGCAAAAGATTGGGAACTGAAGCGAGAGCATACCATCAAGGCAGGCTCATTCGTGGAGGTGCCTATTCACATAGCCGAACAGCTCGAGGCGAACGGCTTCGTGGCTGTTAAACCATCTAATAAAGAAGAGAAATAATGGCAGCATCTACATCTGTGATGAATGCAACCGATGTCCTAGTGTCTATCAGCACGGACGGAGGATCGACCTACACGGTCATTGGTAAGGCTACAAGCGCAGGCTTGAGCGTAACGATGGACACCCGTGACACCTCAACGAAAGATTCCGCTGGATGGCGCGAATTGTTGGAGGGACAGAAGAGCTGGTCATTGACTTGTGATGGCTTGGTGTGCTATAACATCAGCGGCAAAGAAGATGCCTCTGACTTGTTTGGCTACCTCAAGGATCGCACGCTCGTGACCGTTAAGTTCGGAAGCGCAGGAACAGGCGAGAAGGTCTACAGCGGCACAGCCTATGTGACTTCTATCAGCCAAGACGCAGGCGTTGAAGACAATGTTTCATGGTCTTGTTCATTCGAGGGCAGCGCAGCATTGACTGAAGCGGCTAACGCTTAAACACTAACCGAGTGAAGGGGGAGGGCTTGCCCTCCTCCGAAACTCACTAAACCGAAAGAGATGCAGGAGCACATCGAAATCGCAGAAAAAAGCTACCCCATCAAGTACGGCTTCAATGCCTTGAGAATCTTCACGAATCTCTCTGGCATCAAGTTGCAGGACATGGGGCAACTGAGCACAGAAATCAACCTAGAGCAGGCCATCTTCTTGATGTATGCAGGTCTCAAAGACGGAGCACGCGCAGAGAAGACATCCTTCAAGTTGAGTGTTGATGATGTTGCTGATTTACTTGACGAAGACCAAGAGGCACTCAACAAGTGCATGGAGGTATTCGCTCGCGCCTTTGCGGATGCGGGAAAGATAGCGGCCCAGAAGTAGAGAGCGCACCTCTGGGCTGGGATGAGATAGAGCAGCTCGCGCTCGGCGAGATGGCGATGACATGGGAGGAGTTCATGAACCTCACCCCACGAGTCTTCACCAACAAGGCGAAAGGGTTTCAAAAGAGACTCGAGCAAGGGCTGCAAATATCTTGGGAGCAGACGCGGTGGCTGGCAGCAATAACTATCAACCCGCATCTGAAGAAACAACTCAAGCCCAAGGACTTAGCCACCTTCCCTTGGGAGAAAAGCAAGAAGGTAGCACCAAAAGAGAAGCCGACATTCACCCAAATCCTCAACGAAGCAAAGAGCCGTGGCATCATTAAGTAGTATCAACTTCAAGATTGGAGCAGACCTCAAGGACTTTCGCTCTTCGATTCGTAACATAGACCGCAGCCTCTCGAATATGTCGAGGGGCTTTGGTGCATTGGGTGCCACCATTGGAGCGGCTTTCGTAGTGGATCGCATCGCATCATTCGGCAAAGAGGCATCCGAACTCGCAGGCAAGGCTGAAGGTGTAGAGAACGCATTCCGCCGCTTCGCTGACCCAACCCTTCTGAACGACCTCAGAACAGCAACACGAGGCACAGCGAGTGACCTCGAGCTCATGACTTCGGCTGTGAAAGCACAGCAGTTCGGCATCCCAATGAAGGAGATGACGCGCCTCTTGGAATTTGCATCACGCCGAGCACAAGAGACAGGCGAGTCCATTGACTATATGTTGAACTCGGTCATCGTTGGTATTGGTCGTAAGTCACCCAAGATTCTTGACAACCTTGGCATCTCAGCATCACGATTGAGCAAAGAGTTCAATGGTGCCGCTGTTGAAGCGCAGAGCATTGGCGATGTCACGAGAGTCGTTGCCAAGATCGCCGAGGAGGAGATGGGCAAAGCGGGTGCCGCATTCACATCCACAGGAGACAAGACGGCAGCATTCGCCGCAAGCGTTCAGAACCTACAGATAGCCATTGGTGAGAGACTCAACAAGGTCATGGGCCCTGCCGCAGGATTCATGGCAGAGTTCGCCAATGCCGCCGCCAACTATCTGAGCGAGCCGTTCTCTTCCAAGTTAGAGGAGGAGGCTGTGGCTGTCGGTGGTCTCGTCATTGAACTTGAGTCTGCCAACACAAGCAGCGAGCGCAAGGGTGAAATCATTGCGATGCTTCAAACAAAGTACCCTGGGTACTTGGAGAACATTGATGCAGAGAAGACAAGCAGCGAGGAGCTCAAGAAGGCTACAATCGCCTTGAATGACGAATTAGTCAACCGCATCGTCATCATGAAGCAGCAGGAGGCTATTGATGCCGCCGCTGAGAAGAAAGCCCAAGCCGCTATCAATGTGGCAGAGAAACGCCGAGAGGTCGCTGCTCGATTGAGCCAAATGGAGAAGGAGTACAATCATGGGCTCGACTTCACAAACATGACTCTTGAGGAGCGCATCCTTGCGCTTCGTAATTGGTACAACGCCGAAGTCAAGGCGGGCCGTATTCGTGAAGTAGGTGCCTCTGGTTCCTTCTCTCTTGCGGGTCGCTTGAACACGCAGTACAAGATTCTCACAGGCGCTGAGACGGAGCTTCAGCGAGCAGATGCTGAATTGAATGAGCAATTCAACAGCAAGAACGAGGTGCTCAAGGAGTTGGGCATCAATGCTGAAGAATACAACAACACCCTTGAAATCACAAAAGGTGGCACAGGGGAGACTGCCGAGGAGACGAAGGAGCTCACAGATGAAGAGAAGAAGCGCATTGAGAACCTCAAGGAATACGAGCGCGTTCTTGGCAATGTGAACCGCGAGGTCAAGGAGATGAACGAAGGACTCATCAACACGACCCTTGAGATAGGCACAGGCCAAAAGGATATGAATGCCTGGAGCGTGAGCCTATCAGAGGGTAGCGATGAGATGGCTCGCTTCTATAAGCACCTAGAAAAGACCCGCGCAGCGTTCGAGGGCATGCAACCAGTCCTTGATGAAACCGAGGAGAAAATCGCTTTGATCCCAAAGACCGCTCTCAATATGTTTGACTACATGCGTCTATCCATTGATGCTGTAGGCAACTCCTTGCAGACTCTTTTCGTGGCAAGCATTCAGAACGGTGAGAGCTTCACGAAGAATCTCATGAACATGCTCAAGGCACTCACGGTGAAACTGCTTGCCGCCGCCGCCGCTGCTGCAATTCTTGCTGCACTCATCACGGTAATCACAGGAGGCACAGGCTTCGCTCTAACTGCTGGGGGGCCGCTCTTGTCTGGAAGCGCATTAGTTGGAGGGCTCTTCAAGGGAATAATGGGCATCCCTCAGATGGCAGAAGGTGGCATCGTCACAGGCCCCACGCTTGCGATGGTCGGTGAGGGCGGAGGCCCAGAGGCTGTCATTCCCCTAGATAGACTGAACTCCTTTGCGGGTGGCAATATCAATGTCACAGGCCGCATTCAAGGTCAAGATATTCTGCTCTCCCAAGAGCGGGCTTCTCGTATTCGTTCACGCTATCGCGGCTTCTAATTATGGCAATCAGACTCTATTCCGAATTTCTATCAGACCAAGGCGCTCAGTACAAGATAGAACTGCATGACTCCGAATGGCTCGGAGGTGCTCATCAGTTCGAGTGTGGTGACGATGGCTTCACGCTCAACTATTCGGGCGATACTGATGACATCATCAGCCCCATCATCAGCTCTGAGGTAGAGGTTGGTGTGGCTCTGCGCACGGGCCAAGTGCTCAACTATTTTGATGCACTCAAGACCTACCAAGAGAATCGCTTCCGCGTTGTTATCCTAAAGGCCAACAGCGTACCTCCTCCAAGTCAAGTGTATCGTGAGAGAGTCATTGCTGACGGCGGAACTCTTGAGGGAATGGACTGCGTGCAGAATGCCATCGAAGCGCTCGGAGGAGATGACTACAGCCTCTTTTGGGCTGGATGGGTGATGCAGGACTTGGTCACTCTCGAAGATGCCTCACAGCCTTACTTCATGCGACTCAAGGCTGTCGATGGAATCGGGCGGCTTGCAAACATAGAGTACACCGACACCAACAGCATCACGCAGAACGGCCTCGGAATCACGCGCAACAATCTCGTCATCTACAACTGCCTTGAAGCGGCAGGCACTTCAGACCTATGGGCAGCAGACACAGCCTTCCTTGAGACCTCAGTCGATTGGTGGGAAGTGACAAAGATGACCTACGCCACAACAGACGATCCACTCTACCTATCTGGCGTTGATGTCAATCTGTTCGCAAGCAAGGACAACGATGGCAACACCGTGCGCCTCACCTACCTTGATGTCCTTCGTCAAGAGGCTATTCTATGGGGAGCGCGTGTGTATCTTACAGAGGGGCGCTTTGTCTTTGAGCAAGTAGGCAACCGAGCAGTATCGTCTCGCTATGTCAGCCGATACGACAACACAGGTGTGGTCATCGCCAACCCAAGCGTCTCAGATGACATTGTTGTTGACCAAACGAGTGGCAACGCGCGCCTAGCAGGAAACTCTTGGAACTTCTTGCCCGCCTTGAAGAAGGTCAGCGTCACCTATGCACAGCGATTCCTTTCGCCTTGGTTCGGTGCGGGAGCCTTTGATGCGAGCAACACCGAGCAAGTGCTTGGCTTCGTGGCTGGTGGTCAAGGCATTCAGCTCTCTGTCTACGGAAGTGTCAACTACACCATCACATCTTCAACAGGAGAAGAAGACAACGATGCCTTTGCCATCACGCCTGTCTTCCGAGTTCAGATTCGCGTAGAGGATAGCAGCAACACAGGCACCTACTACTATTACAACAGAGGCTTCAATGGTTATGCATTTGGAGCCACTACATTTGACACGCCTGCCTGGTCAACAACGGCGGGGTACTACTATTTCGACCTTGAGGCTCAGAGTGTCAGCGGAGGCATTGGTAGCATGTACATGCTCACAACCATCACCACAAGCGACTTGCCTGTCACGGGTCAGTTCAGAGTACTTGTGGAGAAGTACGCCACATACAACATTCAGAACAACACGGTCTACACGCTTGCAGGACATCAGAGTGAGACTTGGAACATCGTCTTCGCCTTCACCCGTCTAGATGGAGGGCAAGACCCATCAAGCGGAGAAGTCTACACGGCAACCAACTCAAGCACAGCGATTGGCAGCAACCTCACACTAGACCTTGGCGAGATTTACATCGGCGATGGATCGCTTCAAACGGGCTACTTGTTGGCATTCAACAGCAGCACCTCAGCATGGGATTCTTCGATTGCTTGGCGTAAAGGCAACAGCGGAACAGGTCTGCCCATCTTGAAGTTGATGACACGCGAAGCATTGGCTCTGCACTCCTCACCTATTCAACGCTACAACGGCAAGATACTCAGTACAGCATCCTTCCAACCACGTCTTCAGTTCGATGGCAACTACTACCTCAGAACAGGCGGAAAGTTCGTGGCGAATTATGACGAATGGGATGCCGAGATGTTCACCATCGCTCGTGCGACCACGAACATCACAGAGGCTGAACCATTGCTTCTTGACCGCACTCCTGCACTTGTACGAAGCGGAGCATCTTCACCCACAGGCGGCCCGAACGAACTCAATGCGGGAAAGGTCGGTGGTATGTCCATTGACATAGAGAACCAAAAGCTCGGCCCATTCCAGGAGGTCACAACAGGCGGAAAGGTCAACGGAACTCTCGAGGCTACAGGCAACACCACGCTCGACCAAAAGCTCTTGGTAGATGGCGGCGCTGTTCTAGGCATCTCTGGAGTCGGCACAGCATACCAAGCAAGAGTTGAGGCAGATGGCGGCACCGTGGAGGCGTTGAGCTGCGTGACCACGGCGGCCTATGACTTGAGTGTTCTCGGCGGCAACAATGTGAACATCCTACAAGACACCATCGTGGCAGAGCAGTTGGAAGTTCAGAAGGCTACCTCTCTCAAGAGCACTCTTGCCGTAGATGGAGCCTCAGCATTGAGCAGCACCCTTGCCGTCTCTGGAGCCACTACCTTGAGCAGCACGCTTGGAGTCACAGGTGCATCAACGCTGAACTCCACCCTGTCGGTGATAGGCAACTCGACCTTTGCTGCCGATGCTGACTTCGAGGGATCGCACACAGCACTCATTCAAGATGTGGAGCATTCAGATGGCTCCGAGTACGATGTTCGCGACACGGACTTCATCGTCTTCAACTCTTGGGTCGGAGGTAATGGCGAAGCCTTTGTGAACCTTCCAGAGGTGAGTGCATCGGAAGGCCGAATGATTCGCTTCAAGTCAGATAGCACCATAGGCGCGAACACCTATGTCACATTGAGACCAAACACAGGGGATTCTGGCGTAACCATTGACGGCGAAACCTCTGCCACCTTCAACCGTTCCTATGACGGCATCATGGTCTTGTGCCACAATTCACAATGGTACATCGTACAACGCAAGAGCAAGTAACTTCTGAACAATGTGCGCAACTGCCTTGACCTTCAGAGTCTTATGAACTTCTAACGAATTATATTTGTTACAACATGGATTACATCCAAATCAACCCCGACAATGTCGCACCTCCTGCGCCTCGACAGCGCATTCGGAAGGTAGCGACTTATTTGCTTTACCGCCAATACTTCGGCGGCGGAGGCAATGAATACACGCTCGCATTCCAGACTCGTGTCCTCGCTGATGGCGGAACCCTTGAGTCCTTGAGCTGCTTGAACCAATCACTTCAACCCTTATTCTTATGAGCCTGTTCACAGAAGCCTCATTGGTTCTCGTGCCCTCTGGCATAAAGAATCAAAAAATCTACTCAGTCAAACCAACCGATGGATCGGGCGATTTGACATTCAGCCGAGCCTCAAGCGCCAGTAGAATCAATAGTTCGGGTTTGGTGGAGAAAGTTCGTACGAACGAACTGACATACTCAAACGATTTTAGTAATGCTGCTTGGACAAAAGTTAGAGCCACATTAACGGGAGGTCAATCAGACCCGTTTGGAGGCACCGACGCTTGGAAAATGGAATGTTCGGGGTCTACTGGTTCCGTTCAAATTGCTCAAAATGCAAACATTGGAAATGGTAGTATTTATGCAAAGGCTGGTAATGTTTCATCTTTTAATATTTGGGTAGGTCTCAATGTAACTTTTGACTTATCAACGGGAACAATCACAAGCGGTGCAGCAAATGGAAAAATAGAATCGGTGGGCGGAGGATGGTACCGATGCACGGCAATCAATCCGAGCGCAACAGTCCACAACCCAAACTTTACTGCTGCCTCTCTTGGTGAATATGTATATATCGCCTTTGCTCAAGGGGAATTGGGAGACATAGCAACCGACCCGATTACGACTTTAGGGAGTGCGGTAAGCGTCGGCCCCGTGAGTGGATTGCCCCGCCTTGACTATTCGGGGGGGGCTTCTTGTCCTTCATTGCTCCTTGAGCCAGAACGAATGAATCTTGCGACTTACTCGGAGCAGTTTGATAATGCTGCTTGGACCAAAATTCAATCAAGCATTACGGCTAATTCAGTTATTGGTCCAGACGGATATTCAAGCGCTGACACATTTACTGCTGACGGAACTTTAAACGAACACCAACTTCGTTCTAATGGAGTAATAAGTTTGACTTCTGGAACTACTTACACAACGTCAATTTTTGTAAAGGCTGGAACAAATAATTTTGTTCAGTTTGTTGGAAGCGGCACCCCTTACCTTTCTACTGTTTACGCAAATTTTGACGTAGCAAATGGAGTAATAGGGGACGTTGGCGCTGGTGCTACAGCCTCAATAGTTTCCTACGGCAATGGATGGTACAGATGCTCAATGACCGCAACGGCACAAGCTACAACTACAACAAATACGTTCCTTTTAGATATTGTAACAAGCAATACCTCCGTACGTGGCGAAGCAAATGAATTGACTACCAATGTTTACGTATGGGGCGCACAACTTGAGGCGGGAACCTACGCCACTTCGTACATCCCCACCCTATCAACTGCGGTGACCCGTGTGAAGGATGCTGCTTCTAAAACGGGCATTTCTTCTTTGATTGGTGCCACCGAAGGAACGATGTTCGTAGAGGTCAAAGCAACTTTTAACTCAAGAAATGGTCGCTTTATGTTATTACAAGGTGCGACAAACCAATTTATAGAGTTAGTAGGTTTGGCAACAAAAAAGATACAAGCATTTGTCTACAATGGTGCTACCCAAGCCAATATCCAAAGCACCACATTGTATTCTACGGGGGACACTTTGAAAATTGCATTTGCCTATAAGGCAAACGATTTTGTTTTGTATGTGAACGGAGTACAACAAGGAACGGATACAAGCGGAGCAATTCCTTCATCTTTGGATACAATCCTTTTCAACAATTATACTGCGGCTGGTTATGATGAGGCAAACGCATACAAACAAGCCATTTTGTTCCCGACCCGCCTTTCAAACGATTCGCTTGCGTCGCTGACTACACTGTAATATGGCAATAGTTTATATACATATGAAGCCAACTAATCGTGATATCTTCTACGTTGGGATAGGTAACGACGTTAAGCGTGCCTATCGCAACGAGGGAAGAAACGATCATTGGACTAAAGTATATAACAAGTACGGAAAGATTGTTGACATCATCGCAACAGATTTAAGTCTTGATGCAGCAAAGGAAATGGAGAAATATTTAATCGCATCCATTGGTTTTGATACTCTTTGTAATAAAACGCTTGGAGGAGAAGGATTTTTTGGTGGAACGCATTCGGAAGAAACTAAAGAAAAGATTCGCATTGCTAAAACTGGATTAAAGCTGTCCGAAGAAACCAAACGCAAGATTGGAGAGAAATCAAAGGGACACCCAAATTATTTGAAATCCCATTCTGAAGAAGCTAAACGAAAAATATCTGAAGCCTTCAAAGGAAAGAAGCGCAATGAATACTTTTGCGAGCGAGTTAAAGCATCTAAGCAAGGATATACGCCACATCC